GGCCCGCTTCACGCGCGAGGTCGCGAATCTCTTTGCTGCGGTCGTGCGCGAAGTCCGCGCTGTAACTCGCGTACACCACTGGCCACGTCGGATGACGCGAGAGCATCTGCACGATTCCATGCTGGATGAGCGTGGTCTTGCCGAACTGCGCAGGGACGCTCACGCACGCACGCACCGTCTCGCCACGCATCGCGCGCTCGAAGAGCGCTGCTACCGGCGCAAGGTGCTGCGGCGGCTCCCATCGCGGCGACAGCGCGGCGACGTAGTCCACGAGACTCAGCTTGCGGCGCGGGTCATCGCGCGATGGATTCTTTGCATCGCGCAGCCGCTGAAGCTCCTGCGTCGCGAGCGCGCGCAGCCGCGTCGCCATTTGCTTCTTGCGACGCTGGACGATCTGCTCGCGCACGCTCATCAGTGCGGCTCGGCCTCGGCGTCATCGGCCTCGGCGGCATCCTCGCCAGCCAGTCGCGCGAGGAGCACCGCGTACCACTCAGACGGCAGACAGTCCCGCGCAGCCGCGAGGACGTCGGTAGCCGCGGCCTCTTGCGCCTTGACAATGAGCTGCTGCGACGGCCCGTACTGCTCAGGCATCACGCGCTCAAGCAGCCACGCGCGCGCCTTCCAATCAGACTCCTCGCCAGCCTGCGTTGGCTTGGCCTGCAAGCGAATCTGGTCGAGCATGGTCTGCTCAAACACCGCGCGTGATCGCGCCACCGCGTCAAGGAATCCGCGGTAAGGCTCGCGGCCCTCGTCGCCCCACTGCTGCCAGTGAATGAGCGTGCGTGGCGCGATGCCCTCTGCGGCGACTGCCGACGAGAGGCGCAGCCCGCCCTCGACGCGCGTGCAGATTCGCTCGGTGAACGCGGGCGTGATGTACGTCGGCCGACCGGCCTTGCGTTGCGGGCGCTGGTCTTTCATGGCCACGTCTCAATAGCAGGAATCCCGCGCATCGTAAGGGACGCACGCGGAATACCCATCACGCAAGCCGATCGCACGGCATCGACGTGCATTGATTGACGCGCATTCATCGCGGCCTCCGCGGCTTCGGTGGACGCTTGCCCGCGTGCAGGTGCTCGAGCAGCCACGCTTGCAGCTCGCTCTTCACGGCGACGACGCCAGCAAAGGTCTTGTAAACCGGCAGCGATTTCTCGTCGCTCAGATATCGCACGGTGCGCTCTGAACACCCGCACGTCGTCGCGATTTCTTTCCAGCCCTGCACGTCCCACGGTGTCGCCTTGCTCGCGGCCATAGCGCTTAGCCTCCTGTCGAGCGGCACCAGTCCGCGCGACGACATCGCCCGATACAGCTCGAGCAGCCCCTCGCGACGCAGCGTCACGACGTGCCCGACTGGCACCTCGACGCCAAACGCCTGCGACGCGTACGCCGCGATGTCGCTGGCAAGCGGCTCCGCGTACGGGTCGACGTCCTCGTCGCGGCCACGCGGGCTGCCACGCATGGCGATGCGCGTCTTCGGCCGCTGCTGCCGCACGCCCTCGCCGTGACGCGGCTGCGGATGCTGCATCGGTAGCCGCGAGCCCATCACGCCGAGCACCGACCACACGACGACCGCGCGCGCCTGCGCTGCCGATAGCCGCTCCTCGACCGGGTACGTGCGCAGCGTCCAGCCGTCCGCGAGGCACAGCGCCCACAGCCGCGACACGGGCGCGATGCGCTCGACGGCCCGCTGCGCTGCGTCGCCCTGCGCTGCCCCGCTGCTGCCCCAGGATTGCGCCTCAAACCGCGCCGGGTCGCTGGTCGACCGTAGCGGCGCACCGTCGATACGCGCGGCGTCTAGCGCCCGCAGAGCGGCGAGCACGCCATTGAACGGCGGGCGGCTGCTTTCGCCGCGATTCTCTCGCGCGATGATGGCCAGCGCGACGCGCGTGGCTTCCTGCTGGCGGCGCGAGCGCTCGCGCATGACAGCGCCCGTCACGACCTCGAGCGGCTCAGCGTCGCGGTACGGCTGCGCGTCGAGCACGTCCACGAGCGTCACCTCGGCGACGTGGTCCTCGAGCAGCTGGCGCACGTCGACGCTGAGCGCTGAACGCTTCACGACGCATCACCCGCAGGTCTGGACGTTTGCGCGCGAGGTCTGGACGTTGCCGCCGAAGCTCTGGACTTTCTCGCGCGTGGCGGCACCTCGACGCGCTCGAGCTCCACGACATGCACCTCAACGCGTGGCCGCTCGCGGTCAACGTGCGTCGCGACGAGGAGCGTCGTGATCTGCGAGTCGTCCAGGTAGAGCACGCCGTTCATCGCGTCGAGGATGGTCTTCGCGATGTTGTCCAAATCGCGTCGCCTCTCGTCTGGCAGATATGCATCGACGTCGACGCGATAGCGCGATGCCTTCGTCGGCAGCCAAGGTCCACGCGGTCGAGCGGCAAGCGCGCACACCCGCACATTCGCCTGATACGCGCGCTGCTTGGCTGGCGTGAAGCGCCGTGCGCCCACCGACGCTGCGCGCTGCCACGGCACGACCGGGCCCGGCACCGTGAAGGTCACGTCCATCATCGCGCGCGACCTAGCAGCGCACTGCGCGCCTCAGCGGACACCATCTCTTCGCGTCGCGCCGCAGCCTCAGACTCGGCCTGCTCGCGACGTCGGCGAGACTCCGCGCTGGTGACCCCGACGTGCGCGCGCAGCGCTGGCGATGGCGGGCGCTCCATCGCGGCAATCGGCGATGCGTTGATCGCGCATCGTCCGCATGAGCGCGCGAGAAAGCCGACGTGGCGCGGGCACTGCGGCGGTAGTTGGCCGGGCATCAGTTCGACGTCCGATCAGGCCGGATGCTCAGCTCGACGGTCACGCGCTCGAGCCGCATCGGGCACCAGCGCGGCGGCACGCTCGGCGGCTCCGTTGCGAGGTCGTCGCTAGACACCATCACGCGATCGTCGGTGACGCTGCAAGAGTGCTCAATGCGCAGCGAGTGCTCGTCCGCGCCTAGGATATCGGTGGCCGTAAACGGGCACGTCACGCAGCCCTCAAAGATAATCAGTTGCATCTCGCCTCCCGTTTTTTTGCAGCGTAGCGCGCCTGTGCTTTTCGATTCGATTCGCGACGCGCCTCGAGGATGCACTTGTCGCCGCAGTACCGGACGTGCAGCACTCTCGCATGCCGCGCAAACAGCGTCCCGCAAAGCACGCACGGCACGGTGACTACCGGTGCGCCCGGACGTGGCTGCCGCGATGTCGCGTGAATGGCCAGCTCGCAATCAAGGCGTGCCGCTTCCCAGTGCTCGCAGACACCGCACCGATTGCAGCGTCGACGCACACCGCCATCCTCGAGCACGCCGTCGTGCTCCCATCGATGCGCGCGCGACATCAGCGCAACCTCGCGAGGCGCGTGCGCGCCGACGCTGCGTTGCGACGCTGCGCCGCCTCCACCGAGCAGAGCGGCCCGCAGTAGCGCACGCGGTTCTGGTAGGTCGCGCGCACGAAGGGCTCCGAGCATTGCTTGCATGGGCGCGGTGCTTCGCGCCGATACGGTCCAGGCCAGTAGCGCGTGCCCTGCGCAGGCTGCTGGACGTGGCCGTTCTTCGTCATCGCGAAACTGCACTCATCGCTCGCAGCTGGCCAATGCTCGGCGACGCCGCAGCCGTAGCAGCGCCGAAGCAATCGACCGTCATCGCGCTTGCCGTCGTCGTAGTAGGAGTGCTGCCTCATGTGCCGTTCTTCCGCTCGCGCGCCTCAGCACGCAGCCGCCTGTTCGTCGCGAGCTTGACCTCGCGACTGCACACCGGCGAGCACGAGCGCGTCATGCCATGCGTGATCGGCTTCCGGAAGGCGTGCCCGCAAAACTGACACTCG